CGCAGAACTCAGGCGCATTCGACACGACTGATGCCAACAGCCTCACCACAGGCTTCACGTTGTGGGACGGGCTCGTCACTTCTGGCGTTGACGAGCGTGAAGCGTTGAAACGCTTCATTGTCTGCGGGGACGATGGCGTCGCCGCGGGCAACATCAAGGAGAAAGTTGTGCTTTCTGCCAAGATGGTTGGGATGGTCATTGAGTGTGAGGTTACGCTCGCCGGCCAGTTGGGCGTAAATTTCGTCAACCGTTGGTACGGACCTGGCGTGTTTTATGGGGATGGGAACTCAATGTGCGACGTCTGGCGGGCGTTGTACAAGTTCCACCTAGCGGTTTCACTGCCGCCGGGTGCGACGAATGAGGATCTTGCGCGGGATAAGGCTTTTGCTTACCTGCTTTCGGACGGCAATACACCGCTGTTCGGCACGTATCTTCGCACCATTCTGCGCTGTCTCGGCGCGCCGACAAAGAGATTTGGGCTGGGCCCGTATTCAGTCAGCGACGACGTGGATGTTCAGTATCCTAACGTTTTCGCGGACTGGATGCTGACCTATGTCCATCGCATGCTCCCCAGTTTTGACTGGGCGTTGTTCGAGAATTGGGCACAGTTTGCCGATGCGAAGAACGTTTTGAGTGTGCCCTGCTGCGCTGAGCGTGATCCCGCGATCAAACGCAGTGGCTGGTTGGACATGAACTATGTGGTTGGCAAACCGTACGAGGGTAGTTATACGGGTGCCAATGGGAAGGAGATGTGGGGAGACTGGGACTATTTGCACCGTCGCTTTGAGGAGAAGCGCGATGAGGCTAAGGTCCAGGAGTGTGCCGCTGTGGCGGACACCATTTGCGCGATGGACGAGGAGAAAATCGCGGAATTGATCACCAGCTTTGACCCTTATTTGGAAGAGGAGGAAGTGGACTTCTCCAAATACCACGTTCCGCGGGTAGAGGTGCAAGACTCGCCCGTTGTTCGGAAGTGGGCGTGGGACGGGGAGCCGTCCTACGACGAGGAATCGGGCAAACCGAAGACTCGACCCGTTTGGGACGGCGTTCCGCCGCCCGACGAGCCCATTGTGCTGCCGGTGCGCCAGTTCGGTAGCGGGGCGACAGTCGTCGCCCCACACGTGCCTGAATCAGACAAGGGCAAGGAAGAGGTGGAGGAAGTTGTGGGTACTATCCCCACACCCGCCACGTCTTTGCCTGGGCATGTGATTTTCACTGGTCCTATGGAGGTAGCCGCGCCGCCTGTTTTGGTAGCGGTGCCAGGGCGTGTGGTTCCACTGACAGTGCGACCGGGACGGTGGGTCGTTGACTACCGCACGGGCGAGTCAGTTTGGGTCCCACCGCAGTGAATTGTTTGTCGCACGTTTAAACGTGTGTTTGCGCAGTCAGTTGTGACTCCTGCGCGTTATAAATTAAAGAGCGAGTACCAGATACCATCCCGTGGGTTCAGAACGTGTGAACGGGCTTTGTGCACGTCTGAAAATTGTTAGAGATGCAACACGGCCCTCTTACTAAGGCGGAGTCGAAGGCGCAGTCGCAACGCGACAAAGCCGCCAACCGCAAGGCGCAGAACAAGTTGATTGGCAAGGTCAACAAGGCGCCGAAGAAGGGAATCAAGGGTGACACACGAGGCAAGGATATTCTGCACAGCACGCCGTCCGAAAGTCGGCGGGCGTCGGAGCAGCCGGGCATTCGTTCCCAGGTCATCACGGA